CTATTTGTTGCGCATTTCCTGCAAGGCTTCGTTCATCTTGAACAGAACAATAAGAAGCTCGCACCATATCCTTGCGCCGACGGCGCCACCAATGATGGTAAAGAGCCCGCCAAAGAAGTTTCCTGCACTAAATCCACCGTACCCGCTGAACATAATGCCTATTCCACCGAACACAGCACCAACAAGCATCAGCCAATAGATAAAGGTAATAATGTTCGGGGTGATCATTTTGTTGAAAAACAACAGATTCTTCATGCCTGTCTCCTTGCGAGTGTTTCCGGATGACACCGCCCCTCTGTGCACCATGACGTTGCTCATGGGCGTTTCAGAGAGCAGTGCTACGCATTCTTTACTGAAAGTGCGACAATGTGATTGAGAAAATCGAAAAACACGTACACCTTTGCTTGTCGATTCGCAAGGGGGAGTGGGAGAGTTGACGACACAAAGCGGCTTTCTCGTGCGAGGCGCGCATTCAGTAGAGAATGTCGATGCGGACTATAAAGGAGACGGATAGAGTAAAATGGGTAAAATTTCGTCGTCGTTGGGAAGGCATGTCAGGACACTGCTTATTGCCTCGTCTGCTGATATGTAGGGATGTCTTGCCGTTTATAATGGCGATAATAGCTTACTCACCGCCATTTTCCGTTTTGTAGAGAGTGTCGTAAAATCAGATGGTTATAGGAAGAAAAACGCAGGACGCAAAGCCTGTTGCTACCCTATAGCTACCCAAAAGTCTGAAACGGCGTCCTGCGGCTTTCAGGCGCTTGCTTCCTTCCTTTCTCCCTTTGGACAGCCTGTGATGATTGCGATCGCTCCTGCGGTCGCATCCTTTCATGCCGCGCCTTTGCGCGGCACCCTTCGCGTGCGTCCGCTCTTCCCCCTTGCCCCCTCTATAGAGAAGCCCGCCAGATGGTCCTATGGACCGATTCGCCGCTTGCGATGGTCACGGGTCCTTCCCCGTGGTTCTCCAGTACGGGTGCGCAACATCTCACGCTTTTCGCGTGTCGCGTGGAAAAGATCGCGTGGAAAAATGGAAAGTTGAACCAGTCTACACCTGTTTGACGCCTGCTTGCATACAATCGTGCTACCCGCTGGAGTTGGAAAATGAACTCGCTCAATACCTCTGCATCTGGCCCTCATACTGTTTTTCCTCCGCAGCCTCAGCCTGCCGCTTCTGAAGTGGATACGGCAGCCGCGCAAGACGCTGCTCCGTGCACCGCCGAAGGTGCGGCAAGGGTCACTGATATTACATCCATGCGCGACAAGGTGCTCGCCCGCCGCGATGAAGAGACCAAAGGCTCAGACAATGGCGGCGGTGGGCACATCGGCAAGGACTTTGTCCTGCGCTGTTTGGATGCCAACGAGCTTGGCGACGGTATGCTCTTTGCCGCCGTTCACAGGGATAAGTTTGTCTACAACAATCAGGCCGCCGAGTGGATGCGCTGGGTTGGTCACCATTGGGAGTGGGACGAGATGGTCGACGTAGAGACCGCCGTGGAGGACATGGTGGATGTGTATCTGCGCGTCTATGACGAGCTTGCTGATGATCTGGCCGACGCAGGCGAGGAACAGGCCAAGTACATCGAGGGCGTGCGCGAGCGCCTTCTCAAACGCGTTAGCCGTTTGCGCTCCGTGAATGGCCGGCAGAAGTGCCTGCGCATGGCCTACACAAACCGCGAGCGCATCGCCATCCGTGGTGACGAAATCGATCATGATCCGTGGCTGCTCGCCTGCGCCAACGGAGTGTTGGACCTTCGGACTGGACTGCTGAAACCGGGGCGGCCGGGGGATTACATCGTCAAGGCGAGCCCGGTGGAGTGGGAGGGCATCGATGCCCCGTGCCCCATATGGGAAAAGGCGCTGCTTGAGATCATGGACGGCGATGAAGAGATGGTCGCCTATCTGGCTCGACTGTTTGGGTACGGCATCACCGGGCTGACCTCCGAGCATGTCTTTGCCGTTCTGCACGGGCAGGGCCGGAACGGTAAGTCGCTTTTGGTTGAAACGATCTCCGAAGTGGTCGGCTCACTGGCCGGACCCATCCCCGCCGAAATGCTCCTCGATCAGGGCAAGTCCCGATCCGCCGCTGGGCCGTCCCCGGACATCATGGCCTTGCGTGGTCTGCGTCTTTCATTCGCGTCCGAAACGGACGACGGGTGCAAGTTCTCGCCCTCACGCGTGAAGTGGTTCTCCGGCGGCGACTCCCTCACCGGGCGCTATCCGCATGACAAACGCCTCGTCACCTTTGGCGCAACACATCTTTTGCTCTTATTGACCAACCACAAGCCGCATGCCCCGGCCGATGACTTCGCCTTTTGGGAGCGGCTACACCTTGTGCCTTTCGAGTTGTCCTTTGTTGACCGCAAGCCCAGCGCGCTCAATGAGCGCCCCATGGATAAGCGGCTGCAGGAGAAGGTGATGGCCGAGGCTCCGGGCATACTTGCGTGGCTCGTCCGTGGCTGCATTGACTGGCAGAAGAACGGCCTCAATCCGCCGCCCAAGGTCCTTGAGGCCACGGCGGAGTACCGCAAGGACGAGGACCTGCTTTCGGACTTCGTGGAGGAGTGCTGTGAGGAAGTGCCGGATTCCCGCGTCGTGGCCAAGGAACTGTACGACGCCTTTCTGTGGTGGTTCCGCGAGAATGTCTCCAGCTCCAAAAGCTTTCCACAGAAGACCTTTGGGCGGCTCATGGGCAAGCGCTTCGACAAACGCAAGGTGGGCGGCAAGGTCTGGTACTTCGGCGTGCGCGTCCGTCAGGAAGTCCTTGAAGAGGTCCAGCTGCTTGGTGGGTTCAAGTAGGACCATGCGAGGGAGCAGGACAACGGTGCAGGACGGTGGTCCTCATGCGTCAAGCCGCGCCAGCATTGGATAAACAGGTGCGTCAGGACCATAGGACAATACTCCGGGAAAGTCCGTTTTCACCCTATAATGGGCAGTGGAATATGCCTCACGCGCGTTTCCCTCATTTATTGTCCTACTGTCCTAAAAAGAAAGAAAAGTATTGAATAACGGGCGTTTTCGCCAAGGAACGACGGCAGGACCAGCCCTTCACAGTGGTCCTGCCGTCCTGAGGAAAGCCATGAACGTTTTGGATTTGCTCCGACAGGATGGGATGCAGCCCCGTAAGGCCTCCGGCAACAAGGGCGGCGAGTACCATTCGCCGTGCCCCGGCTGCGGCGGTGAGGATCGCTTTCACTGTTGGCCTGCTCAAAATGACGGGGAGGGAAGTTGGTGGTGCCGCGTGTGTGACGCGGGCGGCGACGCCATCCAGTACCTGCAGGACTACCGAGGCATGGAATTCAAAGAGGCCGCGCGCTTCATTGGGCGCAAGCTCACGGGAGGGGCGCGCCGCTGCCGTCGTAGCTTGCCTGCGTCAGAGCCGAAACAGCAACGCAGCGTCTTTGAGCCGCGCCAGTGTGCGGAGCCTGCGGAGCGATGGCGGGCCAAGGCCGGGGAGTTTGTGAAGTGGGCGCATCACCGTCTGCTGCAGGCCCCTGCGGAGCTTAGCTATCTGGCGGGGCGCGGCATTGATCTCGAAGCGGTGAAGGCGTTTCGGCTTGGCATTAACCCCGGCGACCGTGGCCGCGATCTCTACCGCGCACGACAGGCATGGGGACTTCCGCGTGAGGTTAAGGCCAATGGCCGTGATAAGCGGCTGTGGCTTCCCCGCGGCATCGTCATCCCGGCGTTTCGCGGCGGTGAACTGCATCGTGTGCGTATCCGGCGCCCGGAGCCGCGTCCCTTTGGTCCCAAGTATTACGTGGTGCCCGGCTCAGGCATGGCTCCTATGCTTCTTCGCCCAGAGGCGAAGGCCTTCGTCATCGTGGAGGCGGAGCTGGACGCCATCCTGTGCGCGATGAACGCACCGGAGTTCGTGGGTGCGGTGGGACTTGGTTCCCTTGGCGCGCGTCCAGACGGGGTGACGCACAAGGTCATGAGCAACAGCCTGTGCATTCTGAACGCCCTCGACTTTGAGCACGTTGCGCCCGTGGATGGTAGCGCCGAAGCGGTGGAGGACGCGGCGCGGAAGGAACGCCAGCAAGCGCGTCAGCGTGACTGGTGGCAGGAGACGTATGAGCAGGCAGAGCGGTGGCCCGTGCTCGAGGGCAAGGACCCCGGCGAAGCCTATGAACGCGGCGTGGATTTGCGGTTGTGGCTGACGAGTGGGCTTCCTCCGGTGTTGACCGTTGGGACATTTGGCGCTGGTCAGTGCCACGAGGGGGAAGGGTGCGGCGTAGAGCGCTTAACCGAAACCCCGGCTGCTCCGGCGGAGGAGGGCGGCGAGGCTGACTCGACTCCACCTGCAGCCGTGTGCGAGCTCGCCACACTTCTGCATGGGACGGACATCGCCTTTGAAAAATGCGTGGGTGGCGGTTGGTCTCTGCACTACGAGCCAAAGTGGGCCATGCGGCATTGGGATGCGTTTCGGGATATCTCGCAGCGCATGTGGCAACCAGAGGTCGAAGCGTGGTTGGAAGCGCATCCGGATTCGTTGGTGGGAGCCGAGAACATTTTGCATCACGTTAAAAATTGAGGCGAAAAAGCATCATGAAAAAGGCCACGATTTCACTGCAATTTTCAGAGCGAAAGCCCGTGAAGTTCCGCCTGTACGCGGCGGAAGCCTTCGGCGAGAGCGACACTGAGCGCTTTCGCTTGAAGCAGGGCGAGGCGTGGGTGCGCTTCGCGGGGAAGCGGCTTGCCCTTGTAACGCCGGAAAAGGTGATGAAGCACATCTGCCGCGAACTGCGCAGGTGTCTTGGTTTGCCTCAGGAAAGCGGCGTCAGCATCGATCCGCCGACCCTGCGTGTCGGGCAGGTGGTGACGGTGAAGGGTGAGTATGTGCTTGAAGGCGAGGGAAGCGCGGCGGGGTACGAGTCCGAGCTGTACCGGGTGATGGCTCCGCCCGTGTGCGATGCGCTGGAAGTCTGGCGCGTGCCTATTGGCAAGGGGCCGGATTTCGCCAAGACCTGCCGTTACGTACCGTGCAAGTGGGTACGGCCAGCGCAGCGCGGGCAAAGGTAGAGGAGAGAGGGCTGCCATGTGGAGGTACCAGCTCCACATGGCGACCGGATAGCGTTGGTATCCGATCAAGGCAAACCTCAGCCCTCCTCCCGATTCGCGGCGCGAACCGGTACGGAGCGGAATAACAGGATTTGTTTGATTGGAAAAGTTGAGGATTGAGACGTGGCCCACTGAGCGGCTGCGTCCGTACAAACGGCAACTGAGGAAGAACGGCAAGAACGTGGAACGTATGGCGCGCTGCATAGAGGAATTCGGATTCCGTATCCCCATTCTGGCGCGGACGGATGGCGAGGTCGTCGACGGCGATCTGCGTCTGAAGGCTGCAGTGCAGATGGGGCTGGAGACGGTTCCCGTCCTGCTTGCCGAGGGCATGACGGACGAGCAGGTCCGTGCGTTCCGCGTTCTCGCCAATAGCTCTGTGGCGTGGTCCAAGTGGAATGATGAGGAACTGGCGCGGGAACTGCGCGAGCTGTGGGATGCAGATTTTGATCTTGAGCTGACGGGGCTGCCGCTCTCCGAGATTGAAGATTTGCTCGACCAGTTTGCCAGTGGCAACAACGAAGCAAACCCCGACGCGGTGCCGGAAGATGGGCCATGTGTAGTGCGACCTGGCGAGCTGTGGCGACTGGGGGAACATCGCCTGCTGTGCGGTGACTCGACCTGCGCTGACGACGTGCAGCGCCTGATGGATGGTGACGATGCCGATATGATCTGGACGGATCCGCCCTACAACGTCGACTACCACGGCAGGGCCGGAAGTATCCAGAATGACCACCTTGGCGACAGTGAATTCCGGCAGTTCCTGCGTGAGGCCTTCGTGGCCATGTTCGGCGTACTCCGAAAGGGCGGGGCTGCGTATGTGGCCCATGCGGATACAGAGGGGCTGAATTTTCGCGGTGCATTTTGCGAGGCTGGGTTCAAGCTGGCCTCGTGCCTCATTTGGCGCAAGGACCATTTTGTCCTTGGCCGCGCAGACTATCAGTGCCAGCACGAGCCAATTCTCTACGGGTGGAAGCCCGGTGTGGCGCACTGCTGGTTTGGCGGTCGAAAGCGCCGGACCATTCAGGAGCTGGGCGAGTATGGCTCCGTGAGTGTGCGTGAGGATGGAAGCGTTCAGCTGTTCGTCGGTGACCATGCGCTGTGTATTACTGGCCGCGACATTGAGGTGCAGCAGCTGGAGACCACGCTTGTCTTTGAGGAAAAGCCGCGCGCTTCGGAGCTGCACCCCACTATGAAGCCAGTAGCCTTGGTGGAGCGATTCATCGCCAACAGTAGCCGTAAGGGAGACGTGGTGCTGGATCCTTTTGGCGGTTCCGGAACCACGCTTATTGCCTGTGAACGCACGCGCCGGAAGTGCCGAACCATAGAACTGGAACCGAAGTTCGCGGACGTCATCATCAGACGGTGGCAGGAGCTGACAGGAAGCAATGCCGTGCACGCAGCAAGTGGGATGCCCTTTGCCGAGCGGGAGGCCGCTAATGGATAGGCAAACCCTTGTGGAACTGCTGGAACGCAGCGTTGAAACGGATTTGCCAACGCTTCTTAAGGCCAAGGAGGAAGCGAAGCGGCGTATGCGTGAAGATCCGTCGCCGCAGAATGTTTCCGTCTTTGAAAAGGCGTCCCGGATGTTGGAGGCGCGAATGGATAAGACCGAGCAGGGCGTAGCGCCTACGTTTTCGGACGTAGGGCAGGTCCTTGCCTACCTGCAGGAGCAGGGGCGCAAGGTGAAGAAGTCCAAGCTCTATAACGACGTGAAGGCGGGGCTGGTGCCTCGGCGTGCAGAGAGCTACTTCCTGCGAAAGGACGTGGAGGCCTACGCCGAGACACTTCCCCTTGTGGCCATGCCGGAGAAGGACTCCGATCGCATCAAGGAATTAGCGCAGCGGCGGCAGATGGCCACCATTGAGAAGATTGAAGAGGAGACGGCGCGCATTCGCTTTAAGCGGGAGGTTGAGCGTGGGAGGTATATCCCGCGCGAGGATGTCGAGCTGGAGCTCGCCAGCCGAGCCGTGGTGTTGGAGTCCGGCATCCGGCAGGCCGTGGAGATGAATGTCTTGGACCTTATTCACCTGGTCGGCGGAAGCCCGCGCAAGTCGCAGGAGTTCTTGGAGCGCTTCGAGGCTATGCTCGACAGCGCTCTCAATGAGTACGCCAGTACGGCGGAATTCGAGGTAACAATTGCACATGATGCAGCAGATGAGCATGCCGAAGAGCGCTAGAGCGGTTACGGTCACCCGCCTGCCGCAATGGCTTCCGGACGATGTCCGCGCAGCCGTTGCCGCGCGGGTGGAGCAGGGCGACGGGACGTTGGTGCGTCGGTTTCGTTTTGCCAAGGGCGAGCGCAAGGTGTTCCGTAAGCGTCGCCCCGTGCCCGTGAGCGAGTGGGCGCAGAAGCACCGCGTCGTGCATCAGTCGTCCATTCCCGGGCGCTGGCATAACGAGGTCACGCCCTATATGACGGGCGTGATGGATGCGTCGTTCTTCCCGTCCGTGGAGTCGGTCATCATCTGCAAAACTCCGCAGACGGGAGGCTCCGAGGCCATCCATAATTGCGTGGGCTACGCTATCGACCGCGCACCCGGTCCTGCCATGTACGTGTTTCCGGATCGTCTTACCGCGAAGGAAAACGCGCAGGACCGTATCGCCCCCATGTTGGAGTCCAGCCCGCGTCTGCGGACATATCTGACGGGACAGTCCGACGATACGAGCAGCCTACGCATCAACCTCGCGCATATGACCATCTACCTCGGGTGGTCCGGCTCTGTGTCCCGGCTTGGCAACAAGCCCATCAGGTACTTGGTGCTGGATGAGCTGGACAAATACCAAAACCCCAAGAACGAGGCATCGAGCGAGAATCTTGCCGAAAAGCGCACCACGACATGGCGGCGTAAGCGCAAGATTTGGAAGATTTCAACGCCCACGGTGGAGAGCGGTCCTATATGGCGGGCGCTGACTGAGGAGGCGCAGGTGGTCTTTGACTATTGGGTGCGGTGTCCGCATTGCGGCAGTTGGCAGCTCATGGAATTCGACCGCATCAAGTGGCCGCAGGATGAGGCCGTCGCGCGTGACCCCGAGTCCGTACAGGCGCGGCGTCTTGCGTGGTACGAGTGTGAAATGTGCGGGACCTGTTGGGACGACAATGACCGGGACAAGGCTGTGCGCCTTGGGCAGTGGCGCTCACGGGGCACCGGGATGGAGTTGCAGGCGCACCTGCGCACGCATCGTCCGGCAAAGGTTGGTTTCCATGTTCCGGCGTGGCTTTCGTATTTCGTGTCCCTGTCGGAAGTGGCGGCGGCATTCCTGCGCTGGAAGAAGAGCGGCAACCGCGATGATCTCAAGAATTTTGTGACGCAGTACAAGGCCGAACCATGGCGGGCTTACGACATCCAGCGTACGGAGGGGGCGATCCACGCGCTGTCAGACGACAGGCCGCGCGGCGTTGTGCCGGGGCTTGATGGGGATGGCCTGCCCAAGGTGGCTGCGCTGGTGGCGGGGGTGGACTCGCAGAAGCGGTATTTCCGGTACGTCATCCGCGCCGTGGGCTGGGGCGGCGATGAGGAAAGCTGGCTGGTGCAGGCCGGAAGCGTCCCGACGTTTGAGGCGTTGGAACAGGTGCTGTTCAAGAACGTGTATTGCGACGTCGACGGCAACGAGCACCGGGTGAAGCTTGCTGTGCAGGATGCCATGGGCACGCGCACTAAGGACGTCTATACCTTCTGCGCCAAGCACCGTGGGCGGATCTTCCCCTACCAAGGCAAGCGCACCCAGACCACACCCGTCCGCTACGCCCCGCAGGAATTCTATCCCGGTACCAAGGCCCGCATTCCCGGTGGCCTTGTGCTCTGGAAGGTGGATACGACGTTCTTCAAAAACGACCTCGCCGCCAAGCTCCAGATAGATCCCAGCGACCCCGGCGCGTTCCACCTGCATGCGGACGTTACCGAGGAATACGCGCGTGAGATGACCGTGGAGTATTTCGACGAACAGAAGCTGTGCTGGATGTGCCCGGACGGCAAGGATAACCACTTCTGGGACTGCGAAGTCATGGCGCTGGTCGCGGCCTATGAGCTGGACATCCGCAACTGGAAACGCCCACAGCAAAAGCCCAAACAGATAATCGCCAAACACACGCCCCTCACACACAAATCAACACCCCTGCCCGGCTACGGAACCCGCCCGGACTGGTTCAACACAAGGAGATAGAGAGTCATGTTGCAGAAGAAAGGACGCAAACTGAACTGGAAACAAGCCTGCGAAATCCTCAATTGCTCCAAGAGCCACTTCTACAACCTGATTAATGAAGGAAAGATTCCGGCGTTCAGGACAGGGAAAGTGCGGGGCGTGTGGGTGTGGGAGGAGGATGTGGTGGGGTATATGTGTGAGTAACGGCAATGTGGTTGTAAAATTGATACAGCAGATTTTGTAGTTGCATTAGCTTTTAAATGTAATTAAAATGGATAAATTAAAGCATATATTTCCCCATGTTGTGTAAGGTTAAACGTTTTCAGAGTGATTTTAATAAAGGTCGAGAGGACATGTATTTAAAAAAAACTAAGATAGAGCATACCAAGTGGGAAAAAGATGTTTCAGGGATAGAAGTGTTGCATGTTGACAAGCCTCATGCATTGATACAGGCCGCTGGATATTTGAAATATACACGTTCAGAAATGAAAGAAGGTATATTTTTTAGAGGACAGAGAAAAATATATGGTTCTTTGAAGCCATGTTTATTCCGGGGTATAAATCGTAATGCTGCGCAGTATAAGAGGGTTGAAAAGCTTAATAAAGTAGTAAAGAAGTTTGCACGCGAAGTTGTAATATTTGAAGGGGTCGACGAGATGGCATATGAGCCTTTACTCCAACATTATGGGATAAATACAACATGGGTAGACTTGGTCGATAATGTGTGGATAGCTTTGTGGTTTGCTTGTCATAAGGCTATGTGTAAACAAAAGATTCAGAAATTCTTGCATTTTGAAGAACGTATCCCGTCAGAAAAAGAAAAATTTGCATATATTTTATTAGTTGCGGCTGATTTGGAACATATGGATAAGAGGAACTGCAATGCGGGGTGTATTATAGGGCGAAATACCGAACTAATTGATTTAAGAATGGCGGTACCGTCTATTTTTGTGCGCCCACATGCTCAGCATGCTTTACTGTTTAGGATGAGAGGAACAGACTCGGGGCGGAGACTTGATTATAAGGACCAACTAAGAGGGATAATTAGGGTTAAATTGCGAGATGCATTGGCATGGTTAGGGAACGGTGCGCTAGCGGGAACTCACACATTATTCCCTCCTGCGTATTATGATTATGGCTATGAAATTTTATTGGGGATCAGAGGTATAGATACGAAATTTGTTGGTGGGATTAATCATATTGGTAGTTAGGCTCCAGCCCATGGAGAGTTTCGTGATTGTTGTAGCCAAGCAGATCTAAGGAGATGGCTTCTCCCGTTGAAAGAATCTGATCTTTGAATTAGGGAGTGGGTATTCACTTCTTAAAACCAATGCTTCGATTCATAACGAGAAACAATGAGTCAAAATCTATTTAGAAAAAAGCATATCCTACTAAAGCAGTTTATCTCGACGCTCAATGCCACCTATCGGGACTTTTCATATAAACCAGATGACCAAGTGTCTTGGAATGGGGAGAATCCAGATGAAGGCTGGGATATAGCATATAAAGCCGAGCTAGAGCTGGCCTCATTACTTACGCCAACTCATCTTGATGAAGAGTTTAAAAGACGGCTTGCTGAGGGTAAGTCCAGTCTGCCTTCTGAACTTGTTCAGTTTTATCAGCAGTCATCAACGGAAAAGATGGATGTAAGGGAAAAGCGTTCCCATTATTTTCGTTTGTTGAATGATCTTCAGTGGAGCGCACAGAGACGAGAAGCTGCTTGGGAAAAATTACAGCATGGAACCGCGATGATTGCTCTTGCAATGGGAGTGGCAATCTTCTCTTTCTTTGTGCTGCTACATTGTTATTCGCCAGTCTATGGGGATAGCGTTGGAACAGAAAAGCAGGTCTGCCAATGGGCTCTAGTTGGTATTGTTGGCGTTTCTGGTGTCTTGGGTGCGATTTTTTCTTTGCTAATCAGGCTTTATGGTGCCTTTGACACGACTAAAATTCGTGAACTTGAGAATTTTGCATCAATTTCCTTTATTTCGACACGGCTGGGTATAGGTATGTTGGCAGCACTCTTTGCATATTTCCTTCTTGCTGCTGAGATAGTCTCATTTCCGTTTATACCGACATGTGATGGGACAGATCCAATCCATTCGCCTTTCATTGTTATTAGTATTCTTGCCGGATTCTTTGAAAATATGATTCCCAACATCATGAAAAAAGCAACACGAGACAATTGAAATTCTAGGGAGAACACGGCTGTGTCAGAAGAAAAGAAAAATGAATGTCGGATTAGTGGGCGAATTGTCGAGTGTCCAGACGATCCAACGAAAGATAAAATTGATACATTACGTGAGGAAATAGAGCCGTGGCTTTCTGCGGTCTTTCAAAGTGAACACATTTCGCTTTTGGTTGGAAGTGGTTTTACTGTAGCTGTTGCCAAAGAGTTAGGAGTGAAAGCAACAGATATGTCGCTTGATTTCAAGGACATTCCTTACTCTGAAGAATTAAATGCAGAAGCCGCAAGGTCAGCAGACGTTCTTGGCCGCGGAGCGCCTAACATCGAAGACAAAATTCGAGCGGCCAATACCCTTAAGAGCGGCCTTGCTCTTCTTACGTCAAATGCTGAAGCTCAAGAAAAATGTGCTCAGATTAAGAAAGCTCTTGAAGATTTATATACGAGGTTTCATGAGGACATTTTGCGTTCAGAGCGCGTTATTAATGCCGGGCTGATGACAATGGAAGGCAAAGAGACAAATCTTTCTCCTCTGTCAATGCTCACCTCTTTTTTGCTTAGCTTCGCAAGCAGGTCTGCCACCCGTGAGCGCTTAAACATCTTCACAACAAATTATGACAGGCTCATAGAATACGGTGCTGACTTTTGTGGTTTGCATCTTTTGGATAGGTTTGTTGGCGGACTTGAACCCATTTTCCGTTCTTCCAGACTGAATATTGATATGCATTATAATCCTCCGGGCATCCGAGGTGAACCTCGTTATTTGGAGGGGGTTGTCCGCCTGACAAAACTTCATGGATCCCTCGACTGGCTCAACGAGAATGGTTTTATCAAAAAAATAGCCTTGCCCTTCGGTGCTCCTGCAATTCCTGAGCGTTCACGGCCGCTAGGCGCTGATGCAATCATGATTTATCCGACGTCTGCCAAAGATAGAGAGACAGCAGAATATCCTTATGTTGAGCTCTTTCGAGACTACGCTGCGGCTGTCTGCCGTCCCAACTCTGTTCTTGTAACGTATGGGTATGGATTTGGTGATGATCATATCAACCGAACAATTAGGGACATGCTGACTATCCCGTCCACACATCTCGTTGTCATTTCTAAGTATGATTCAGATGATAGGATAAAGAATTTTATCCATGACCTTGGTCGGGATTCACAGCTTACTGTGCTGCTAGGTGAGCATCTGGGTGATATGAGAACCTTGGTTGAACACTATTTGCCTAAACCCGCTATTGATAAGATTTCACTACGCAAGACAGAACTCCTTAAAAATCGTGGTAAGCTCACCGCCGATAACGCCAAGGTTGAGGACAAAACAAAGGCTGAGGACAAAAAATGAGAAGTCCTATTTCGCTTGTAACCTCGAAAGCCATTGGCGCTGTTGAAAACGTCGTCCCTGACGAAATCAAAGTGTTACTCGACATTGATACTCCGAGAAATACAGCACTTAATACCGGGGAGCCAACGTCGTTTCCTAGGCTTAACAGTTATATTCTTTTCCCCAACGAATCTGGGGCGGTAGTGGGGATTGTTACATGGCTTGGTGTCGAACGCTCATCATTTCCTAAGCGGCAGGGCCTTAAGGACTTTGGTCTTATTGATTTGCCGTTTCCACTTCGGAAAATGGCTCTCTGCCCACTTGGCACACTCAAGCAAAATGGTGACGGGTGGCAATTCGAGCGTGGCGTTCATGTCTTTCCTTCCATTGGTGATGCCGCGATTCTGCCGACGAAGGACCAGACCAAAGCCATCGTGTCAGGTGGAGATACTGTAGGCAAAATAAAGTTAGGCACTTGTCCAAGTGCTCACAGCGCGCCAATCTATGTTGATCCGAACCGTCTCTATGGACGGCATCTTGCTATTCTTGGCAACACAGGTAGTGGAAAGTCCTGTAGTGTTGCTGGGACTATCAAGGCCACAATGAAGTGCATCAAGAAGAATCTTAAAAACTCAAAGAAGAATCCAAACGCAAGATTCATAATACTCGATCCAAATGGCGAGTATTCAAAATGTTTTGGTGAGCTTGGCGTTGGCTATTCAGTGTTTAAAATTCCACCATTATCTAAAGAAGATAAAGATGAAAAAAATATTTCGTCATTTAGTCTTCCAGCCTGGATGTGGGATAGTGCAGAATGGGCTGCAATTTCAAGGGCTTCGGCGGGGGTTCAACGTCCAGTATTACAAACGACTCTTCGTTTGTTGCGTTCTGCCCGCCAAGATAAAAATATGCACCCTGTCACGCGGACATATATTCAAAGTAAATGTATGTTAATACGTCTTATGCCTTTTTTAAAAAATGGGGCGATAGACTTTAAAGATAAGGAAAATGTTTGGCAGGCATTAAATAATTTTAAAAATGATATAGCATACTACAAAGAGTTGCTTGGTGGCATGCCCGATGCGTCGAATTATAGCGACGATGTGCAAGCTATAGACAAAACATACAACGAGCTTGAATATCAAGTTCAGTGTAGGGTTAATGCGAATAATCCTAATTTTGTTAAATACGATAGTTATAGCGCGCAGGATATAGAGGATTTTGTTGTATGCATTGAAGGCTTAATGAAGTCTCTTAATACAAGAGAAGTTGAAGCCTTGGTAAATGAAGATTTGCCGATACAATTTGACATAACGACATTAGTCCATAGCATTACTTCAGTTGCGCAATCTGAAGGTAGTCAGACGGCGCAGTACATTTCGTCAATGGTCCTCAGAATTACAGCATTGCTTAATGATGCGCGTTTGAAGGATGTCATCAACCCTTCAGAAGTACTTACATTGCCTCAATGGCTCAATAAAATCCTTGGAGACGGGGGTGAGGATTGCAATGCCATAACAGTTATTGATCTGTCGCTGGTTTCCTCAGACGTACTTCATCTGTTAATTACGATCTGTGCTCGACTTATTTTCGAGGCTCTTCAGAGATATCACAAATCCAATGAGAAACCATTCCCGACCGTGCTCGTTCTTGAGGAAGCTCATACGTTTGTCACGAAAGGAGCTTCACTTACTACTGATACGCTAACGCCTGCAGACATGTGTAGGCAGGCATTCGAAAAAATTTCTCGTGAAGGCAGAAAGTTTGGCCTCGGCCTTGTGCTGTCATCTCAGCGGCCATCCGAACTGTCCGAGACGGTTATTTCTCAGTGTAACTCATTCTTTCTGCATCGAATCACAAACGATCGAGATCAGGAACTCGTCCGTAGGCTCGTCCCAGATACAGCACGTGGTATTCTTAAAGAACTCCCTAGTCTCCCGACTAAGCAGTTTGTTGCTCTCGGTCTCTGCACCAATCTCCCTGTCCTGATTCAGATGGAAGATTTGAAAGACTGTGAGCGGCCTCAATCCGATGATCCTGACTTTTGGGATGTCTGGACTCGCAACTGTGAGCGCTCAGCCGACTGGAACGAAGTCGTTGACGAATGGACAAATCAGCAACCAGAAGAGCAAAAGGATAAAAAGGGAGGTCAGCAATTGATATCGCATTATAAAAACACCCGATAATCCACCCCAAGCGCATCCCCAAGCTTCTTCGCATTCATCTTCCCAATAGGCCGCTTGCCGTTCTCCATTTCAGAGATATGGCGGCGGTTGATTCCTGTTAGTTCGGCAAGCTGAGCCTGCGTCATGTCTTCGCGGTAGCGTGCTCCGGAGAGAAGTGTTCCGGGGGTGCGGTCTGGGAAGACTTCGTCGGGCGTAGCGACGTCGGAAATGCGGCAGCCCATGTTTTCGAGTGCGGCCTTGGCCTGCCTGATGTCTACGCCTTCAGGACACGTGACGTAGAAGACGTTTGCGTCAGTAGGGTGCTTTTTCGTGAGTGCCGACATAGGTTACCTCCACCAATTTTATTTCTCCATCCACTTCCTGCCAGACCGCCACATACGTGGGATTGCCTTTCTTCAGGTGGCAGTGGTGGGTGATTTTTCCTAACTTGCTATAATTCGGCCAGTTCCCTCTGGTCGGTCCGGCCACTTCGATCTCTGTCACCAAGAGGGCGAGTGCGTTTTGCACCCGCTTGGGCAGCTTCTGGATATTCTTCTCAGTTCGCCGAGGAATGGCGACAGTCCATTTCATGACAACGTGTCCTTAGTTTGTACTATTTTTTGGTACATAGTCAACAGGTGGGTTTACTCGTTGACAAGGTGGGTGCCGTGCGCCTTTATGTCATTTCTTTTGTGAATCCATCAAGTTGACTGATTCACTTTGATTTGTGTTTGAGACGTTGCCAGATCAATACTTGAGACGCATACAGCTCTATGTGGTATGTGATCAGAAAGAACATGTGATGGCTTCAGTTTTTCGTTTATGGGGGCATGAAAGGTGTGTTGGAAAATTATAATTCGATGTTATGCTGTTGTCATAGTTTTCGCATGTTTCTATGTTGCTTCTAGTCATGCTTCTGAAAAACATGTTGGTTTTGGTGGTAAATTGATTGGAGAGTTTATTTACGAACAGGTATATTCAGCTGATGTGCGTTTAAAGGCGAAGTTGTCCAAGTCTAATCTCAAAAAAATGTCGCAGGATATTGCAAAGCGAGTTCCAGCGAAATGTCAGAATATTTTTATTATTTATTACTTGCCACATCAACAGGTTGGGCATGGGGCTTGGGCGAATGCCGTCTCTTTAAATAGAAGATCCATACAGATTACGATTTTTGGGACTACAGTTGATGAAGACAAGAAAGATTTTCATCCTGATCGATTGAAGACAGGAGTAAACAAGCGACTTGTCGGGATATGGAGAGACAAAGTGCTTGGCTTCTTGATCACGATTAAACGGGACGAGGGGCAGTTCTATATTGAGATGAAGTTTAAGGACGGGAGTGGAATGCATGGGAAGTTGAAGAGTAGTCGATATGCCATAAGTGTTCGTCTTGATATGCCGAATAACGAAGAATATTTTATTCTTACTGACGAAGGACATCTTACTGCATATGACAGTTGGGGAAAGGTTGATGATTTCTATTGTGTAAAATTCATCAAGGGTTCTACAAAATGATATGAAAAGTGTGCTCGTGACATTTCCGTCCACGATGTCCACGAGGTCCACGACATAATGCCCCGCAGGGAATACCTTGCGGGGCATTATGTGTATTTGGACGAGAGACGAGCTGGATGAGCAGATTGCGCTGTATAAGAAGGCGCTCAAGTCTGTCAGTGTTGGGCAGAGTTACACCATCAAGGGGCGTAGCCTGACGCGGCAGGATATTTCCGAGATTCGGGAGACGCTTTCGTATTTTGAGCGCGAGCTCAAGAAGCTGGCCGGGCAGAGTGGGCCTGTTTGTGTTGTCGGGCGGGTGTTGCGATGACGCGGCGTTCGTTTGGGGCAAGCATTCGTGCGCGGCGGCGCATGGCAGCAGGCAAGGCCACCGTGGCTCCGCGCTCTGTTGCTGTCTCGCGTGATGCCGGGCGGCATCGGGGGACGCTGTCGAACTATCGACCCATGCGCACTCCGGCCTCTGTAGAGGGCTATGAGCGTTCGACGGCGCAGGTTCGGGCTGAGGATTTGGTGGCCAATGATTGGGCTGCCGCCTCGGTTGTCGATTCCATGACCGTCAACACCGTCGGCTCCGGCCTCAAGCCGCAGGCCCGTGTTAACGCCAAGCGCCTTGGCATTGCTCCGGAAGCCGCCCGCGAAATTGATGAGCAGATGGAATGGGTGTGGCGCGAATGGTGCGCCGATGCCCACGTCTCTGGCCGTTTGCATTTTGATGATCTTGTCTTCCTTGGTATGCGTTCCCTGCTGCGTTGCGGCGAGCTTCTGCACCTGCCCATCATGCTGGATGAGCCGAGGCGAAAGTTTTCCCTGTGCCTGCAGGATGTGCATCCCTCCCGCCTGTGTACTCCTTCGGATCGCCGAAATACTCCCTCCATCCGTGACGGCGTTGAACTCTCCCCTATAGGTCGCCCCGAGGCGTACTGGATTGCCAGCCCCTCGCCGTCCAATACGACGGTTTCCTTCCGCCAGCTCGGTTCATCCAGCTTTGTACGCGAGCCTGCACGCATTGGGCATCGCCCCGGCGTCTTTCATTGTTTCCGCGCGGAGGAGGACGAGCAAGTGCGAGGCGTCTCCCGGCTTGCTCCGGGCATGAAGCTGTTCCGCCACCTGAATGATTCCCTCGACTACGAGCTCATGGCCCAGATCGTATCGGCCAGCTTTCCGGTCTTCATTGGCATGAACGATCCGCAGGCCGCAACACGCGCTTTTCCTGTGGAAGACGATGATGCCGCAGAGCAGCGCCGCTATCAGACGGTGGCGCCGGGGCAGATCCTCTATGGCAATCCCGGCGAAGAGCCGACCGTTCTGCAAAGCAACCGCCCTGGCAACAACTTCATGCCGTTTGCCGAGCTGATCATGCGCGCCATGTCCGCCAGTGTGGGGATGCCGTATGAGGTGCTCGCCAAGGACTTTTCCAAAACAAACTACTCATCCGCCCGCGCTGCACTCCTCGAGGCGTGGCGCATTTTTATGCTCTACCGCGCGTGGATCGTCCGCCACTATTGCCAGCCCATTTGGAACATGGTGCAGGAGGAAGCGTGGCTACGTGGATTCATCCAGCTCCCCAAGGGTGCGCCGGATTTCTACGACGCGCTTACCGCCTACACCACCGCAACATGGATTGGCCCGGCCCGTGGGTATGTGGACCCCGTGAAGGAAATCGTCGCCACGACCAAGGCCCTTGATGCGCGCCTGACCACCTATTCCGACGTTATTGCCGAACGCGGCGGCGACATTGAGGACGTGTGGGAGCAGCGCCGCGCGGAAGAGGAGCGCCTGCGCGAGCTGGATGCCATTACAGAGGAGGCCGTCAATGAATGAGCTAATGGGCCAGCGTGTTTGGGCGCTTGCCCCGAACGCTGTGGAGCAGGTGCTGACGCAGGCGGCGCAGCCGTCCGCAGGGCCGTTTCCCTTTGCCAATCGCCGCGACGCCCAGCCGCCTTATGCGGTGCAAAGGGGCGTTGCGGTTATCAACGTGCGCGGCGTGCTGACCAAGCGTGGCGGGTTTTGGACTCTTGGATACGAGCAGATTCGCACCGCGATGGAGGTCGCGCTTTCGGACTCCGCCGTCCGGAGCATCATGCTGAATGTCGATAGTCCGGGCGGCAGCATCGACGGCGTGAAGCTCCTTGCGGATTGGATTGCCAGCGTACGGGACCGCAAACCCATGTGCGCGTATGCCGATGGCTCGGCCATGTCCGCTGCGTTTTGGCTGGCCGCCGCTACGGGGTGCATCTACGCGCCCAAGACGGCGGAGGTCGGCTCTATTGGTGTGGTTATGCAGCATTTGGACTGGTCCCGCGCCAATGAACGCCGGGGCATCAACGTGACGTATGTGCATTCCGGCAAGTGGAAGGTTGCGGGGAACCCGGACAGCCCGCTGAGCGATAAGGATCAAGCCTACCTGCAGGAGCAGTGCGACACGCTTTACGCCATGTTCACCGAGGATGTGGCCACCGCCCTAAGCCTCGACGTGGAGGCGGTGAGCGATTGGGCCGAGGGACGGATTTTCTTTGCGGAGAAGGCGCGGGACCTCGGGTTGGTGAGCGGCATCACCGCAGGCCGTGAGGAACTCATTGAACAGCTAGCCAAGGAGGCATCCCCAATGAACAGACTGGAACTGGAAAAACAGCATCCCGACCTCTTTGCCGAGGTGCAGGGCGAAGCCCGCAAGGAAGGCGAGGAGAGCGGACGTCAGGCCGCATTCGAGGCTGCAGGGGCCATCGTCAAGGCCGTGGCCGGAGAGGAGGCCGCCGAGCGGTTCACGGCGCTGTCGGCAGCGGGCGTTACCGGCGCGCAGCTTGAGGCATTGGCTCCGCTTATGGGCGCGAAGGCCCCACAGGAACCTTCGGCAGATGATGCCGAGCAGGCTTCGCGCAAGCAGATTTTGAATGCGTTGCATGAGCAGTCGCCGTCCCCGGTCCATCACGCGGGCGGGCAGCACGTCCCCGATACGCCGGACGAAAAGCGCGCGGCTTGCCTTGAACGCATGAAAGGCATCCCGAGGAGGTAAGCCATGAACGTGCAGAGTTATCAGGCCGCGAACTTTGTGGGCGGGCATCCCCCGGTCATGCGCAAGCAGGTATTGGCGTCGACAGGTGTGGATGTGGATTTGGTGGCCGGAACGGTCCTTGGCGTTGTGACTCTGTCGGGCAAGGCCGTTCCCCTTGCGCCCGCTGCGGACGATGGCAGCCAGAGTGCGGCGTTTATCCTCGTGGAGGATGTGACTGTGCCCGCGCAGGGTGACGCCGTGGTCAATGTCTATGTGCATGGCGAGTTCCGCCGCGCGGGTTTGGCGTGGCCGGATGGCATTACGCAGGACCAGCAGGATACCGCCGCCAAGGAACTGGCCGCTCGCGGCCTCTACGTGAAGTAACCGAGAGGAGACGACATATCATGACTATGCCCCATCAATTTGAGGCCAGAACGCTGACCGAGGTCATTACGGCGCGTAAGCCGTTGCCCGGTTTGTTCAAGGAACTCTTTTTCAATAGCCGCAATGAACTGCCTACCAAGTACGCCGAGCTTGAGGTTCTGGTGCGCGGGCGCGCGCTCGTGCCCTTTGTTACCGACTATGAGGGCGGCACCCTGTCCCCCAAGACGCGCCGGGAACTGCGCACCGTGAAGACCCCGCGCATGAATCCCATCGAGCGCTTTTCTGCTCCGGAGCTTGTGGACGCCACCCGTCCGGGGCAGGGCGTCTACCGCAATACGCCGGATGATCTTGATGCGGCCATTGAGGAAACCATTGTCCGTGACCTTGATGCCATCAAGGACGACGTGGAGCTCACCATTGAGTTCATGTGCGCGCAGTCCGCTACCGGTTCGCTGGTCGTGGTGCAGGAAGGGCAGAAGGTGCTGAACATCGACTTCCAGATGCCGCCGGAGAATAAGATCGTCCTCGGTGATGGCGTGCGCTGGAATCAGGACGGATCGGATCCGGATGCGAACCTTGAGGACTGGGCCGCGCTCATTACCGCAGCGGCGGGCGTTGGTGCCGACCATTGCGTGATGGGCCTCAATGCGTGGCGCGCCTTCAAGAACAACCCGAAGATTAAGGACGAGCTGGACCGTCGCCGTGTGGAGATCGGCACCTTGTCGCCGGACGTGAACAAGCTGCGCAAGGGCGAATACAACGGGCTGGATATCTGGGCCTATGGCGGGGAGTACGAAGACCTTGAGGGCAACGTCCACCACATGCTTCATCCGGACTACATCGTCCTTGGCTCCAGTTCCGCCAAGTGCAGCATTGAGTTTGGCGTGCCCGAAGACCTTAAGAACCACGGCAAGCCCAATCAGTATTTTGCCAAGTCGTGGGAAGAGGAGAACCCCTCAGCGTACTGGCTCGGTGTGGAGTCCCGCCCGCTTCCTTTCCCCAAGCAACCCGGCGCGTTCGTGTACGCCAAGGTCCTCTAGGAGGTCGATATGGCGGCGAAGAAAACTCAACTCATTTTGAGCGTGAGCTACTACGGAAAGAACGGCGTGGTGCCCGCTGGGCAGGTTGTGGACCTTCCGGCCAAGGAGGCGGCGGAGTTCGTGAAGCAGGGGCTTGGCGTCAAACCCGGCGAGGCCGCGCCTACACCGCAGGTGAGCGGAAGTGGCGAGCAGGTTGCGCTGTTGCAGGCCAAGGTCGCCAAGCTTGAGGCACAGCTTACGTCGGAGAGAAGCGACTGCGTGGCCAAGCTGCAGCAGGCGCAGGACTACGCCATGGCCCTTGAACAGCGCCTGCGCGATGCCGGACTCTTCGACGACTCTTCAACCGAGGCCGGGGAATAGGCCGGGCCAGACAGGGCAGGTGCGATGACTTTGACTCCATTGGAAGCGCTTCTCGGAAGCTCGATGGTTTCCATCGTAACGGGGATTGCCGTGCGGGTGTTCATGAGCCGCACGTTCGTGACGCGGCAGCAGTGCCAGCAGCACCAGCAGTTGGCCTGCCGCAACACGGAAAGCGTGCAGCGCAAGCTGGATATCCTGTTCCGCATGCTCCGCGCGTTCATCATTAACTCGGACCTGCCGACGGCCAAGAAAGAGGAAATCCTGAACGAACGGGGCATGGAACTGTGATGGACATAACCCTTCTGCGGACTCGGACGGACGAGCAGGGCACATTCGGCGTTCTGCTTGTGGATGATGTGACCCTGCGCACAGTGGAACTGCCGTGGCGTGAGAATCGCACAAACGTGTCATGCATTCCGGCGGGTGAGTATCAGTGCTGTGTGGTGCAGTCCCCGCGTTTTGGGTGCGTCTACCATGTGCGCAATGTTCCCGGTCGCACGCATGTTCTGGTTCACTCGGGCAATCTGGCGGGCGATACGGCGCTCGGGTGGCGGACGCATTCCCATGGGTGCATCCTGCCCGGTTTGCGTTCGGGCCGCCTTGGCGATCAACAGGCCGTGCTGTGCTCCCGCGCGGCTCTGACTAGGTTCATGGCCGCCCTTGGCGGGCAGCCTTTCACCCTCAACATCCGGGAGGCATTCGATGCTTGAATTTCTGCTTTCCATCGTCTCCGGCGGCGCGACGGGTATTCTCGGTTCCCTGTTCAAGGGCATCGGCGACTACATGAAGCGCAAGCAGGAGATGAAGCACGAGCGCGAGATGCGCAAGTTCGACATGGAGATGATGGACAAGGAGTGGGAGTACCGCGACCGCGCGGCCACGCGCGAAGGCGAGGTGCGCCTGCAAGAGTCTGCCGATGCCCTTAAAGCTGCATCCTACGCCAACGACCAAGCCACCTATTCGCGGGGGCTGGATATCAAGCTGAAATTCAGCCGGTTCCTGCTTGTGCTGGTGGATGTGGTACGCGGCCTGACTCGTCCGGTGCTGACGGGTTACATGTTGTGGCTGATTTGGGATACGCGCCGCGCCGTGGACTCGGCCCTTGTCGCTGCCGGGGCGGATATGCTGGATGTCGCCACCGCCATGGACCTGCAAAAGCGCATCATCTGCACCATCCTGTATTTGGGCAGTATGACCGTCGCGTGGTGGTTTGGTGACCGTGGCAGGAAGGCGAAGTCGTGACGGCGCTGCTCGATGATCTTCCGTTTTTCTTTGATGGCCTAGACGCACAAGACGTTCGGGTGCGGCTCACCAATGGCGAGGAACGCACAATTCGGGCCTATTTTGATGCGCCGTACCAAGCGCATGAGCTGGGCGTGGACTATACCTTCCAGACGGCGGATTACGCGCTGACCTGCATGGCTGCCGACGTGGCGGATTTTGAGTGTGACCGCACCACAGTGGTGATTGCTGGGGCTGAGTATGTGGTCGCTGCTGTGAAGTCCGACGGGGCAGGGCTTGCCGAAGTCGTTTTGACGAATCCGGCGGAGGTTGTTGTGGAGGGCTGGCGCTGATGGCGACGGTCTACATGGAGACCAACCGTCAGGAGATTGAACGCATCCAGCACGAGTTTGCCGCGACGCAGAAGCAGGTGAACCGCGCCGGCTGGCGCGCCGTGCGGAAGCTGGCGCGCTGGGTGCGCAGCACTGCCCTGCGCGAGACCGCTCGGGACACGGGCATCAAGCGCAAGGTGCTGTCGCATCGCTTGCTCTTATACACGCGCGGTGGACACCAGAGTGCGCGGGTGTGGTTCGGCATGAACGCGTTGCCGCTTTCCGTGTTGGACCCAAGGCAGACGGCCACTGGCGTCACTGCTGGTCCGGCGGAGCGAAGGCACGCGTTTATCGTGCCGCGTGGTGGGACGACGCAGGTCTACCGCCGCGTGCACCGGGATGAACGGCTCCCCTTGGCGGTGCAGTACCACGCCATAGAGGACGAAATGCAGCGCGTGCTGCAGGCGGATATTTCGCCGCGTTTTGCACGCATGTTTTCCAAATACTTTGAGCAGGAACTCCGCTGGGAAGTGAGTAAGGCGCGGTGAGGTTGGCAGTGATTGACGTGGTTCATGCTGGGATATGTGCGGCGCTGAGGCAGGGGCTGCCGGGGCTGCGGGATGTGGTGGACTATGGCGTTGACAGGAAGCTCAACGCGCCGCTTGCTGTGGTGCATTTGGCCGGGATGGAGCGGGCCGGGGAGGCTGACGACGGCACCGAGCGCCTGTGGGTGCAGTGCCGTTGGGAGGTGTTCCTTGTGGTGGCCGCGCGCGTCTGCGGCGTGGAGCAGGAGCTTCGGCGTATGGCGGCGGCTGCGGCCACGCTGGTGCAGGGCAATCGGTTTGGGGCGCAGGTCGCACCCGCGCGGTTTCTGACGGCAGAGCCGAATGAATTTGAACCGAGCTTTTCCGGCGCGTTGTCGTGGCGGGTGGAGTTTGAAATTGATGTGCCGCTGGGCGAGAGCGTGTGGGATGGCGAGGGCGTGCCTGTGAAGCAGGTTCTGGCGTCGTATGCGCCGTTGGTCGGCGAGGACCACAAGGATAAGTACACCGAGGTAACGGCTGATGAACTTCCGAGTCTCTGACATGGAGCGGCGGCTTGCGTCGGTAATCCGCGTGGGCACCGTGGCCGAGGCTGACTATTCTGCCGCGCGGGTGCGCGTGGCCTTTGGCGAGGCCGTTTCGGACTGGCTGCCGTGGCTGACGCTTCGCGCCGGGAATGACCGCACATGGTGGTCGCTGGAGGTGGGGGAGCAGGTTGTGGTGCTGTCGCCATCGGGCGACACCGCGCAGGGCGTGGTGCTTGGCAGCATCTATCAGTCCGCGCACCCTGCGCCCGCGTCCTCGCCGGATGTAGACCGCCGCGTCTACGCGGACGGTGCCGTCATAGACTATGACCGCAGTGCCCACCGCCTGCACGCCGTCATCCCCGGCGACATTGTGGCCGAGGCGTCCAAGAATGTGACCGTGCAGGCTGGCGGCGTCATCAGCGCTACGGCCGGGAGCGCTGTGGAAGTCACTGCGCCGCAGATTACCTTGAATGGCACTATATTTCTGAACGGTCCTATGACGCAGGGCGGCGGCTCCGGCGGCGGCAACGCCACATTGAAGGGCGACCTGCACACCGTGGGCGACATCACCACGGACGCGGACGTATGTGCGGCGGTGTCCCTGAACGGCCACGTTCATCCTTGCCCACATGGCGGCGACACCGGAGGCCCGAAGTAGTGCGCGGCATCGATGCCACAACGGGCCGCGATCTGTCCGGCCTCGACCATTTGCGTCAGTCCGTGCGCGACATCCTGACGACGCCCATCGGCTCGCGCGTGATGCGGCGGGAATACGGCTCGCGTTTGTTCGAGCTGGTTGACGCGCCACTCAATGGCGAGACGCTTGTGGAACTCTACGCGGCCACGGCGGAGGCCATCGCCATGTGGGAGCCGCGCTTTCGTGTGGAGCGCGTCACCGCGCGCGAAGCTGGGCCGGGGCATGTGGAGCTTGATTTGGTCGGCATCTACCTGCCGGACGGCAGACCCGTGACCATGGAGGGCATCATCGTATGAGCGGGTTCTCGGATATTGATTTGTCCTTGCTTGCGTCGCCGCAGGTGGTGGAGGAGCTGGACGCCGAAACCGTGCTTGGCGAAATGCTGGCGGACTTCTGTGCGCGGCATCCGGAGCACACCGCGCTTGTGGAGTCTGATCCCGCATACAAGATTTTAGAGACCGCCGCCTACCGCGAAACGCTGCTTCGCCAGCGCGTGAACGATGCGGCCCGTAGTGTGATGCTGGCCTATGCCGGGGGGACGGATTTGGATCACCTTGCGGCTTTGGTGCCGCTGGAGCGCAAACTTGTGGCTCCCGGCGATCCGGACGCGTATCCGCCTGTGCCGCCAACGTGGGAGGCCGATGCCGAGTTCCGCCGCCGCATCCAGCTTGCGCCTGAAGGCTTTAGCGTGGCCGGACCGGACCGCGCGTATATCTTTCATGCTCTGACTGTGCCGGGTGTGCGGGATGCTGCCGTAAGCAGCCCTGCGCCCGGTGAAGTGGTGGTCCATGTGCTCGGCCGTGAAGGCAGCGGTACGCCGGACCCGGTGGTGCTGTCTGCCGTGGAGGCCGCCTTGATGGCGGCGGAAACGCGTCCGTTGACGGATTACGTCACCGTGCAGGCGGCAGAGGTCGTCACCTATGCCGTCCGCGCAACCCTTGCCATTCAGCCCGGCCCTAGCGCGGAGGCCGTCCGTGACGAAGCCTTTGCGGATATGTGGGCCGTGGCCGAGGCAGGGCATGTGCTGGGTGCGGGGATGCCGTTGTCCAAGGTCTATGCGGCGTTGCAGGTGGAGGGTGTTGCACGTGTGACGCTGGCCGAGCCTGTGGCGGATGTGGCCTGTGCGCCGCATCAGGCCGCGTATTGCACGGGCGTGGAACTGGAGGTGGAGCGTGCCTAGGCACCTGCTGCCGCCAAGCGCAACGGCCATGGAACGGGCACTGTCCGAGGCCGTGGCGCGGTTGTCTGACGTTGGCGTGCCGCTGCGCGCTGTGTGGCGCGCGGGGGAATGCCCGGAGCCGCTGCTTGCGTGGCTGGCGTGGTCGCTGTCCGTGGACGCATGGGACGAAAGCTGGACCGAAGCACAAAAGCGCGAGGCCATCCGCGCGGCCGTGTGGGTGCACAGGCACAAGGGGACGCGCGGCGCGGTGGACCGGGCGGTGCGCGCCCTTGGCTACCGGGTGCGCATCCGCGAATGGTGGGAGGAAAACCCAAAGGGCGAGCCGTACACCTTCGCCATTGAGATCGAGGTGGATGATCGCGGCGTGGATGCAGGCCTGTACGGCATGCTGACGCGCGTGGTGGATGCGGCCAAGAACACCCGCTCGCACCTGCGCGGTTTTGCCGTGGTCTCGACCTCGCGCGGATACGTTCATGCGGGGATGGCCCTGCATATGGGCGCAGCCCTCACGGTGTTGCCGTGGCGTCCTAAGAATATCGAGCAGAATTCGCCGCTGCATGTCGGCGCGACGCTGCAAACGTTTACGACTGTAACCGCTCAACCCTAGCGAGGACGATATGGCCAAGGACTTTTTTGTCATCCTCACCGAGACGGGCCGGGCCAAGCTGGCGAATGCCGTAGCGCTTGGCCGGACTGTGTCCCTGACGCACTGCGCCGTAGGCGATGGCGCGGGGCAGATGGTGACGCCGGATGCGGCGCAGACTGCATTGACCCGCGAGGTCTACCGCGCCCAGCTCAACACGCTGGAAACAGACCCGGACAACCCGGCATACATCGTGGCCGAACTGGTCATCCCGTCCGAGGAAGGCGGTTGGACCATCCGCGAGGCAGGCATCATTGACGCCGATGGCGATCTGTTTGCCGTGGGCAACCTGCCTGAGACTTACAAACCGCAGATTGCCGAAGGCTCCGCCGCCGAACTGCGCGTGCGCCTTGTTATGGAGGTGAGCAACACCGCCGCCGTGGAACTGAAGGTGGACCCGACGGTGGTGCTCGCAAGCCGCGGCTATGTGGACGCGCAGGTTGTGGAAGTCCGCACCCTGCTGGAAACCCACATCGCCCGCACCGACGATCCCCACCACACTATCCCCGAAGGCGGAGAGCCGGGGCAGGTGCTGGTGATGCAGGAGGACGGCAGCGTGGCGTGG